CTGAGGTTTGAGAGGGGCAGTCAGCAATGGCTGCCCTTCTTATTTTTACCCCATGAAGATTTGCATTGTTTACAACGCCCATCCAACCGGGTGCAGTTACTACCGCCTCGAAATGCCGAACGCATATTTGGGCGACAACTACCCGGAGTTTGATTACGTCTGCGTCGAGAATATCACCACGATCAGCGACGAGGGGCTTCGTTCAATAGATCTGTTCCTGTTCAGCCGGCTTTGGTGTCAGGGAACCATGGAGCAAGTCGAGAACGTCTACAAAGCCCTGACCCAATATGGGGCGAAAGTCATCCTTGACTTGGACGATTACTGGGTCCTTGAGAGCGGCCACATCATGTACCGCCACTACCATCAAACCAAACTCGCTGAGGTCATTCGTAAGCACATCAAATTGGCTGATTGGGTTACCTGTACCACCGAGCATCTTGCTGCTCGCATACGGCCTCTAAATGCGAATGTGAGCATCTTGCAGAATGAGCCGTACGAAGCGTATCAGCAGTTCATTCCCAACCCCGACGAAGAACCCGACAAGCATCTCGTCAAGTTCGGATGGTTCGGAGGTGCGCAGCATGGCGAGGACATGGAACTGCTCCGTGAGGGGATGCAGAAACTACGCTGGGATGCAAACTTGGATGGCAAGTACCGCCTCTATCTCGGAGGGTGGAACGACAACAACCCTGTTTACGAGGGCTACGAAAAGATCATCAGCGACCAAGGCAACAACCCGAACTACGGACGCATTCAGGCTGCTGACATCTACTCGTATGTCGGGGGCTACAACTTCGTGAACGTTACCCTTGCACCGTTGAGGGACACCAAGTTTAACAAACTCAAGTCCGAGTTGAAGGTGGTCGAGGCAGGGTGGATGAATAAGGCCATCATCGCATCCGAAACCATCCCCTACACCGATGTCATCCGACACGGAGAGAACGGGTTCTTGGTTCCTTACAACAAGCCCAAGGACTGGTACAAGTACATCAAGCAGTTAATCCTTGACCCCGACCTTCGCAAGGGCTTGGCTGACAACCTAACGAGGGACATCAAGAAGCAGTTCAACGTGGCTGAAACCGCCAAGAAGCGGGCCGAACTATACAGGCAGATTGGGCGCAAATTGTGAAATTCGGGGGCATCGCACATTTACAAGCAGATGCTTTACCTGAACCCTGACACGACCAACACCCTGACGGTTACTTGGACCGAACGAGCCAGTACTGGGGACCGCTACATCTTGCGACTCACGAGCATCGCAAAGAACACCACGACCGATTTCACCCTGCTGAAATCTGCCAACCTTTCTTCCTACACCAACCGCTATGACCAATTTTCGATTGCCGTGGGGTCGCTTGAAACAGGCTCGTATAAGTATGAAGTTTACGATACCAATAGCACGGTTACCGCTGCTTTGGCGGTCGTTGAAACGGGCTTGGCATTTGTACAAACCGCAACGATAGGCTTCAATACCTACGCAAACACAATCACTTACAACACCTTCCTCGCATCCAGCGTGAGGGTATTCGATTCAACCTTTGACCAATCCTTCGCATGAGCGTACAAACACGAAGCCAACTCCAAGCGAGTGCCTTAACCATTACCAACGAAACCGCTGCCGGAGCGAACACCGCTGCACGGGTGGGCGGTTTATTTGACGACCTTGCAGACACCGCCACGCTTGACCGGGAACGGGGCTTTGCGAACCTTTACCTCGACACCGACACGGCCTTCACCCCAACGCAGGGGCAAAGAGTCAAGTTGACAAGTGCAATGAAATCGGGCGTTTTGTCAACCTACAATTTTTCAAGGACCACGACATCGCTGACCTATACAGGCACAACAGGGGCGACCCTTCGCATCGCTGCATCCATGGTCTTGGCACAGGGCAACAACAACCAAATCAAGGTTTACATCGCCAAGAACGGTACAACGATTGACCAGTCAATGACTGACATCACAACGAGCCACACGAACGGCCATGCGATTTATACGGAGGCCTACGTTACGGGTGCGGTCAACGATGAGTTCACCATCTACGTCAACGCAATCAATAGCGGTGCAAGTATCGCAATTTCAGCCCTTTCATTCACAGTTCATACGCTATGAGCAAGTCAACGCAGCACTTCACCCAATGGTTGGGGATAGAGCATAAGGTCCCCGTGATGTTGGAGAACCGCTCCGGCAAATACATCACCTACGGCTTTGCGAACGAGTACCCCTACTACCTGCTGGACAACTATCGCAGGTCGTCCAAGCACAACGCTATTGTCAACGGCAAGGTGAACTACATCATGGGCGGTGGATGGCAGGCAGGGGATGACTTGACCGTAGAGCAGCAGGCCCGATTCATCAAGTTCTTTGACGGACTTTCCAGCACCGAGGACCTGAACGACATTACCGAAAAACTGGTCTTGGACTTAGAACTATTCAACGGCTTTGCGGTTGCGGTTACTTGGTCCAAACTTGGGACCATCGCCAAGATGGAACACGTCCCATTCGAGAAGATTCGGGTGGACAAGGAGGAGAAGATGTTCCAAGTCGCTGACTGGTACAACGACGACATGATGCAACTCTTCCCCAAGGTAGGCGACATCGAGAAGATTCCTGCATTCGACCCGGAGAACCGCCTCGGCAAGCAGTTGTTCTACTATCGTGTGTACGCCGCAGGCGTGAAGCACTATCCTCTCCCAGAATACATCGGGGGGAACGCTTGGATTGAGGCAGACGTACAAGTGGCTAACTTCCACAACAACAACCTCCGGAATAACTTTTGGGGCGGTTACTTGATTAATTTCAACAACGGCATCCCGACCCCCGAAGAGCAAGGCGACATCGAGCGTCAAATCAAACGCAAGTTTTCAGGGACCGACAACGCTGGTCGCTTTGTTGTAACCTTCAACGACGATGCAGCCAAGGCCCCAACACTTGAACCGCTCACTCCGAGCGACATGGATAAGCAGTTCGAGATTTTGAACAAAGCCATTCAGCAGGAGATATTCATCGCACACCGTGTAACCAACCCCATGTTATTCGGAGTCAAGACCGAAGGCCAATTGGGTGGTCGCAACGAATTGGTCGAGGCCTACGAACTATTCAAGGCGACCTACGTCAACGACCGGGTGCGCAAAGTGGAGCGGATGATAAACTACCTCGGCTCGTTCAACGGAGTCGAAGGGATGGAACTGATACCTGTGGAACCCATCACGGAGCGACTAAGCGAACAAGCCCTGTTGCAGATTATGACCCAAGACGAACTTCGTGAGAAAGCAGGTCTGCAACCCTTGGAGAAACCTGCCGACGTGGTTGGACCTAATCCCCAACCCGACGAGCAACCGCAAGCCGTGGAAGCCTTGCAGAGCAACGACAACATCAAGAAACTATCGGGCAGGGAGTACCAAAACCTGATGCGTATTGTCAGGCAGTATATGCAGGAGAAAATAACTCTTGAGATGGCTCGGACCATGCTTTCGGCTGGATTCGGTCTATCAGCCCAAGAGATTGACACGATGCTCGGAGTGCAGGCCCAAGAGTTCAGCGAACCGACTTGGGGCCAAGATGACGATGAAGATTACGGATGGGGCGAAGAAGAATTTAAGGTCTTGGAAGTGGTTGCAAGCAAGTTCGGATGCCATGCAGACGATTACCATGTGATGCACTCCAAGCCGATGCGGTTCGATGCCAACATCGAAGAAAACATCCGATTGGCCTTTGCTGAACTGGGCGAAGAAGAAAAGGAACTGGACAAGAAGATTGAGGCGTATCGCAAGAAGAACCGGGACGCAAGCGTTGAAGAAATGGCAAAGGAATTTGGGGTCAGCAAAGCCAAGGTCGCCAAGCGAGTCGCCTACTTGATTACCAAGGACCGCTACCCAATCAGCCGGGCCGTGGACAAGATAGCCGAGCAGAACCTTCCCAAGAATGTCAAGGAGGTCGCAGAGCCTGTATTGGAGGTGCGCTACAAATACGCATGGGCCACGGGTTTCAGCAACAAAGACAAAGGCTCCAGTCGTGAGTTCTGCAAAGTGATGCTTGACTTGGCCGGGCAGGGCAAGGTCTACACCCGTGAGGACATCGATGGGATTTCTGCAATCATGGGCTACTCCGTATGGAATCGCAGAGGCGGTTGGTATCACACACCCAGCGGAGTGAATCGCCCCCAATGTCGCCATGTATGGGAGCAGCAGTTGGTAATCCGTAAAGGCAACAAAATTTCAAAGGCATGAAGGCACTATTCATAAGCGAAGAAACGCTACTGGACAACTCGATAATCAACGAGAACGTATCCTACACCCAGATACGTCCTACGGTTGTCAAGGTCCAAGAGATGCGGATTCAGCCCATCGTTGGCTCTCCGTTGTATGGGGAACTGGTTACGCAGGTCGTCAGCGGTTCAACGTCTGCACTCAACCAAACGCTCTTGGAGGACTACATTCAGCCGGCTATGATTCAATGGCTTTACTACGAGTTGCCCATGGTCCTTGCGTTCAAGTACATGAACAAGGGCATGGTCCGTAGAACAAGCGAAGAGTCCTCACAAATGAGCATGGAAGAAATCACCCGGCTGACCGACAAAGTGAAGAACGATGCCGAGTGGTATTCCGAACGGATAACCCGATACCTGATGGAGAACCGCAACTCCTATCCGCTTTGGAACTCGCCTCCGTCGGCTTTGGATACCATCTACCCGAACGCTACCAACTACCGCACCGGGATGGTCTTGGACCGCAACAGGAGGATGGGAATCAGCAACCTTGACTACCCCTACCCTTACGGTCAATTTGGGGCGTGTAATGACTGCTGACGATGGGTGCGCACAAGAAGAACATACTGAAACTGCAAAACTATGTCTTGGATAAAAATCAAGCAAGCCCTGCTGGACCTTGCAAATGCTCATCCTCAGGTCAACTCCTTCGGGACGGGCGACCCGCTTGCAATCGGCACGGACAACACGATAAATCTTCGAACCCCAAGCCGTGAGCGTATCGTCTATCCGCTCGTTTTTGCGGACGTTCAGTCTGCAAGTACTGACGCTGGTACTTTGGACTTGGTGGTTGGGGTTTACTTTTCTGACCGTGTTGAATCCATTAAGCCGATGGGCGGAGTGGTTTCGGGCAGCCCTACGCTGGGTTGGCAGGATAACGAAGATGAGGTCCTAAGCGACCAGTTACAGGTAGCACAGGACTTTATTTCAAGCCTCACAAACGACCCAAGCGAAGACTGGACCCTCTCATCCAGCGTGAGCCTTACGAGGTTTGTAGAGAGCCGGGATGACCGCACGGCAGGGTGGCAGGCGACGATGACCTTTGAAATCCCTTACGGCCATTCAGTTTGTGAAATTCCAACCTAAAAGACATTTACAATTAAACGCTAAAAAATGCCTACACCCATATTGCAACAAATGCTCGGACAGGGCGGTACGATGGAGTTCGTTGACGGAGCCGTAAGCGGTAAGGTTTACGACTTCGTAGTCGTCAATGCTGCTGCTACTTTCACGGTCTTAACGGGAACTGGTGGCGAAAACCTCCTGACTCCTTACAACTTATCGGGCAAATCCGTTTCCGCTGGCATCGTGATTTCAGGACGCAACGGAGGCAAGATTACTGCCGTTACGCCCTCCGCAGGTTCCGTCATCGGTTACACCTTCCTGTAATGCTGATAGGTTACGGCTACGGCTACCCGACCAATATGCTCATCGGTGGACTTGCTGCCGGGGTTTGGGGTGCTTTTAATGCAAGGGCTACGGCTGACGGAGCAACCGCTGCCGAGGCTGCCGTGAATGGTTGCCTGTTCGTCCGATTCGCTGCAATCTTCAACTTCTAACAATGCCGACCCCATCGCTGATTTTAGTGCCTGCACGCTTTAAGACAGGCAAACTTTACACCCCAGTCGCTACGACTTCGGGTGGTTTGGTATTGGGTGCGTCAGGCGACTTCAATGTTACCCGTGCGA